ATTCTCGTAGGCTACCGTGGGAATGCCAGTAATATTAGACAGTTTAGTTTCAAGGGCAGAGCGGATATCATTGTAAATACTCATTTGAACCTTGCCCCAACTCTCTCATAAACTGCGTACTTTTCTTCTACTTCTTCAGCGTGTGGAGATCTGTTTACCAACTTAAACCTACGGACGCTATCAAAAGTGGTGAACTTATCCATGTCATCATAGAGTAGACTTAAAGCTTCTGCTGCTTTTTCCTCTGGATTTTGCTTACGGGGTTTACTCCCTGCAGACCGCATCCTACCACCACTAGAGCTTGAACCTACTATGCTGTGGGAAGTGATATAAGCCCCAGTATCAACGATGGCAGACTTCTTATAAGATGGTGGGGTAAACCTAACTATAGACTGAGCTAAGTCTTCCATGATACTTTTCATATGGTAAAAGATAAACTCATCAACTTCGCCACGTTTGAAGCTTGATTTGATCTTGATTTTTACCGTCATTCTGCAGTCTCACAGATGTAACAAACTGCTGTACCATCAGAAAATATTGTCATCACATGAGTAACAGCAACATTATCACCATTACCAATAATAATATCCTCATCGTCTGGGGGTACAAGAAGGCTTAACGCAGAGATTAAGCACTTACGCTTACCTCTACGGATATCTTCCGCGTTAATCCCAGCTTGGTTATTATAGAAGTAACCCTGAAAGGTATAATCAGTTGTGATACCACCAGTAGTAGAGCCAGTGGATGGGTTATAGCTACCCTCCGTAGTAACTTTACGAAGGGTTAAACTTTGTCCATGACCCTCTACCAACTTGAGAAGATCGTATGATCGGAATGACATTAATAATCCTCAATATACTGATCTTCGTCTGATGGGGGGTTCTTAAACTGATTAGAGATAAACTGAGGTTGAACCCTATCTGACTCTTGATATGCAGATTCTACAGCGGTTTTACTTACACCGCCAGCGGTAATCCCAAGAGCAGTCCCACTAAAGCGCTGACCCTCTTGGCGTAGTTTAGAAGACAGGGCGCTATACTTCTTTGTAAGATCGGAATACTTAGAAGATATAGCCCCATCAAGTTGTGTGTCAACAAGTCTCGCAAATTTAGAGCCGATGGCATTAGCTATCCAAGAACCAGCATAATAGATGTTGTTACTAGCTTGGGTTAATGCAAATAAAATCTCTTCGTTCTGTACCAAGGGATCACTACTATCAGTATCACCAACAATTAACCTGACCGCATTTAAGCGTCCAGCAAAGGTTGACGTAGAAATATTACTTGCATCATAGCTAAATGACATTGTTAAACCTCTAAGTGTCCGTAGCTAATCCGCCAACTGCGAATGTAGCCACATTGTTTTGCATGTACTGTAGACTTTTTGCAGTGCTTTTGGAAGTACTCTGATTGGTTCTTTGTGTTTACTTTAACTTTCTCGTTAATTTTATCCACAAGAATACCAAGTTGCTCAACAGTCATCGCTTCAAGACCGTCACCAACTTTAATATTAGCTGGTTGAGCTTCCTCTAGGGCTTCATTATGGTGAAGTTGCCCCTGTCTAAAAAGCCTTGTAATTTTGTCTACAGGAAGACCACGCTCCATCCAAGGTACATGGTCTCCCCTTTGGTAAGTCTTTCCGTTAAGGGTCAACGGTAGACCCCTAACGAAGATTGGCCTGTTATGTTGAAAATCATCTCGGGTCATGATATTCTCCTACATTATGCCAAGGCGGCGCTAAAGAACACACCAAGGTCTGAACCAATAACTTTTTGGTCATAGGCCATGTTTACTTCCAGCAACTCAGCGATACCTTCAACACGTAGGAAATCCCCAGTGTAAGAACGGATATCAATACCATAACCAGAGGCATTCGACAGCTCATTCCATGTGAAGTTGTAACCAGCCGAAGGAACCATCAAGCCAGAAGAAGCAGGTGCATAATACAAAGCAGCTTTTTTGTCTGCGATGAAAGCATTGCTCTCTGTCAGACCTTCTTTAGCTGTGTTCTCAATAGCGTCAAGAACCATAAAGTCTGATACTTCGAAGATCTCAGCCAGTTTAGCATCAGTAACCAAAGCAGTGTTAGTTACAGTAGCACCACCGTTTAGACGAGCTAAGATGTCTGGGTGGTTGATTAGTGTGTCACGAACATCACGAGTAACAACCATTTTGTTTGGTTTGAACCCGCCAGATTTCAACATCATTGCACGACGAGCAGTTGTGACATCTGTGATTGGTGTAGAGTTAGTGTAGTCCGACCATTGGATGAACTGAACCGAGCTAGGGCTAGAAGCAACACCAGCGTAGTTAGTACCCCAGATGCCTGTACCGAAGAAAGAGGTTGCCCATTTTTTCTCACGGTCGATAAGCAGTTGGTATGTCAACATCTGAGCACCAGCAGAGCGAATGTTCAATGCAGCATCTTCGTTAGCTAATGTTTCGAAGTCGAAGTCTGTTGACAACGAATATACGTCTGTCGAGTAGGTGTCTGTCGAAACAGTCAGACCTACACGAGGGGCTTTAGTGCGAGGAGCACGAGCTTGTACGTCAACACGGTTGAAGTTCTCGCGGTCATAGATGTAGTATTTGTCAGTCTTTTTGGCAACTGCTACATTAGGGAACACTTTATCAGCAATGAAGTTGTTTTGATCTTGCAGATAAGCGATGGTCAAGTTTGTCAACGGTGCGTCGACATGAACTGAACTAGGGGTTAGCATGGGCATAATTGTTATTCCTTATTTCTAATTAAAGAGCAAGCGTGTTGCCACGAGCCAACTCGATAGTGATAACTTGACCGTCAGCACCAGTTTCCAAGGCATAGCCAAGGATAGCGTCACCTGTAGTAGCGTCTACAGCTTCGCCAGCAGCATCAGAAGCAACTTCACCACCACGGGTAACAGTGCCGCCACAAACAACAGTCACACGACCATCGTAAGCAACGCCAGCAGCACCAGCAGCAGCAGGGCTGTTCAGAAGTACGCCAGCAGCAGCAGCGCCAGCACCAGTTGCATCTACTGCGCCATCAGCAGCAAGAGAGACAAAACGGAATTGTTTTGCAGATAGATCCGAACCAGCTACATAGCTGCGGGTCTGCATATTTTCGGTAAAAGCCATAATATTAATCCTTACTTATAGATTGCTTTGAGAAGGTCACGACCCTCTGCAGTTTTAGAGATTTGAGCATAAGCTTTCTCGAAGGAAACGGAATTGTCTACTTGGTAAGCCTTAGCTAGTTTATCCATTTTATCTGTTGGTGTAAGCATATCGCCTTCGGCACTTGCCTTACCAATTTCAGACATTGCAGCTTCAAAAGTTGCATCAGCAGCTTTAAGAGCTTCCATAACACTTTTGCGAACTTCTTCCTCAAGAGTGTCAATAGATTTCAATAGGGGTGCAAAAACTTTAGAGTCCCAATGAGGAAGTTCTGTTTCAGCGCGTTTACGAAGTTCTTCTGCGTGTTTCTCAGCTTTAGAGATTTCAGCGGCCTCTTGGGCGGCTTCTAAGGCTTTGAAGATTATTGCTGGGATATCCGACTTAACGATATGTTCCCCTTCAACTTCGATTGTTTCTACTGGAGCTTTCTTTTCGATAGCTTCAGCTATAATTACAAACCCATTTTCAATAAGGGCTTTACGAAGACGCTCGTTCTCAGCTTGGAGAACCTCTACTTCATCAGCCTTTTTCATATTGTCCATATTATACATTTTCATAGCTTCTTCTTCCGAAGCACCTTTGTCCGTGTATGGCTTTAGCTTTGTTTTCATGTCGTCAGACACTTTTTCTGTTTCGTTTTTCATTACATCCTCATGTACGTTATCACGCTTGAACAGAGCAACTTTGGCAGACGCATTAGCAGGGCGGTCCACCAGAGACAGTTCCTCTAGCTCAAGCTGTTTTAGGAGGTTAGGCATCGTATTTCTCCTTCACCGCACGACCACCAATGCTGAAGGCCGCAAGTTCACCAGATTTGACCATTTGCCAGACTTTATCGTCGTACACTTTGTAAGCAACGATCCAGCCTTCACGGTCACATTGAATGCCAAGGCTGTCACAAATCTCTTTGGTGACTGGCAAGGAGTGGATTACACGCCCCGTTTCTCCGCCTACGTGCATTGTTTTACCGACACGAACATGCTCCATGAAATCATTCACAGCTTTAACTAACGTGTCAGCTTCGATCACATCACCTTGACGATCAATAACTGGTTGACCATTTTCAGTAATGACTGAGGCCCACCCATAGACGATGCGTTGTTCGTCATCAGTCTTTAGGATTTTACCTTCAATATCTAATTTTGTCATTTCATCCACCGATGTGTCTGCTTCCCACATACGACAAGACCAGTAACGAGCGGAGGTCTTATCCGAGGCTGTGTCACAGCTATGGCGGGAGCGGAAATTGGCGCGAGCTTTTGGGTTGTCCCTACGGATTTCCATATTGGGGTCACCAAAAGTAACGCGGGTTACTTTATCACCGTCTTGGACGAAAACTTCGAACTTCTTGTTTCCACCTTGGATGCGGCGAGGTTTGTTCAGGGATACTGTTTCACCCTGATAGTCAGCTTTTTCTATGGTGCTCTTTAGTACCTCTTGTACAATAGCCCGTAGAGCTTCTATTCTGTCCACTGGGGCCTCGTGGGAAAATGCTGGGGACTCGCCCATATCTT